GAATGGATGTGGAAAAATCCCGGCGCAGATTTCATCCCGCTCTACCGCCACGCGCAGCCAGCGCCAGAACGCGACCGAGTACGCTGCGAGCATGCCGAGTGGTCACATGCCACATTCGGTAATGTTGGTCCAATTGGCCCGCTCAAGCACCTCAGCAAAGAAGCGCTGGAAGCTGCCGCCGAACCCGATGACCTCAGCGAGTGGGCTGATATGCAATTCCTGCTGTGGGATGCGCAGCGCCGTGTCGGTATCACTGACGAACAAATTACTAAGGCGATGATCGAGAAACTGGTGGTGAACAAACAGCGCTCATGGCCTGAGCCGAAAGACGGAGAGCCGCGGTTGCATATCAAAGCGCAGCCAGTGCCGGATGAGCGAAAATCCTTTGAGTCTTTTATGGCCAAACGATACGGCGATTTGGTAGACCAGCGTCGCGCCAAAAATGGAGACCAGGGCTATATGGCGTGGGATATGGTCGTGGCGTGGATAGTATGGCAAGCCCGCGCCAAGTTGGCTGGCAACTCTCCGGTAATTCCGGATGGTTTAATCGCCGCAGTTAATCGTCTGCTTGATAGTGACGGAAGTCGTGGTTGTTATAGCGCAATCCGTTGCCACGAGGCGCGCGAGGAAGTAGAGCGGTTGCTTGCAGCAGCACCGGACGCATCAGCGTAAACAAAAAGCCCCGCATCACGCGGGGTTCTAATCACAACAAACTGAAAATTATACATTTAGTCATTTTGATCGATTAAAGCGATCAATTTCATGTGAATCGATCTATAAATCCTATTTGATGGGAAATAATTTACATACAACACTCAATTCTACCTACTTAGAGCACTGAAAACCCGTCAAAAAAAACTCTACCCATTGATATAAAAGGAAAATATCTTTATCTCTGTTTTTTTTTATTGCAATCCTGAAAAATCCTAACAATAATTACTGTGTATTTATACAGTGAATCAAGCGAGGTGATACTATGAAAATCGAAGTGACAATCGACAAAAACAAAAAATTACCCACCGGCGCTGTTCAGGCGCTGGAAGTTGAATTGCTGCGTCGCTTAAATCAGAACTATGAAGACTGCCAGCTGACGATTCGCCGTGCTGGCTCTGACGGACTCAGCGTCCACGGCGGCATCGCTGATGACAAGGAGGTTATCCAGGAGATACTCCGCGAGACCTGGGAAAGCGCGGACGACTGGTTTTATTGAGTAAATTTCTTTTGGTGGCGGCCTTTCTCTCAGAGCATCGCGTTCGCGTAACCCTTGATGCTGCTACCCGTTTTAGTGAGTGCGTCAGTTTGTCGCTCAGGGGGTAATGTGACTGATGGTATTGAACCAATGCGGAAGGGGGATTTTTGGGCCACCATAACAGATGAATCTGGCAAGGTAGTGTGCTCATTTCTGTTAGGTCAAGATGACAGGCGTCTGCTGTCCAATATTGATGGAGAAATCACCGCAAGAAAAATAGATAAAGATGAGCACCTCTGGTCAAGAGCATCTCTGGTTGAAGTTATCCAAGAAATGGGCTCTAAAAATTGACTCTTCACAGTTAACTACATCATACTTGCTGTACTGGCCTGAACAACCAGTCACCTGACAGTAATGCGCCTTCGGAGAAGACGATGGCGCAACTTCATCCAGTAAAACAGTCTCAAGCAATCCCGATCCCTGCCACGCAGGAGACCGGCGATTTTCTGCATTCTGCGTTTAACCTCTGCGGAGGTGAAGCGTGAAGCAACAATTCTGCCTAATCAACGACAACGTTAAGCGTAACGTCGTCAACTTCATTGAATCCCTTCCTGTCGATCGCCGCTTCCCGGTCATTGTTGAGGCGCGCGAAGAAAGCCGTACTGATAAGCAAAATCGCCTGATGTGGCCGCTATTGAAGGACCTGAGCGATCAGGTTATTTGGTACGGAGAAAAGCTGGAGCCGGAGGAATGGAAAGACCTCATCACGGTGCTGGTCAGCCAGATGCAAAACCCGGAACGTGAGCAGAAATCCGCCCCGGGCATCAACGGCGGCCGCGTCTACTTCGGCGTTCGCACCTCTCAATCCAGCAAGCGCTACATGGTCGAGGTGATCGAGGCGATTTACTGGTTCGGCACAGAGCGCAATGTGAAGTTCAGCGAAAAGTCCAACAGCCGCATTGCGTGGGCCCAGGACTGGAGGGCATCACATGCACAGTCCTCTCGCTAATGTCATGGAGCGCGCAATATTCCGCATCCCATCCCGTCGCAAGCGCAAGGCGGATGTTAAACCTTCCGACATTCCAACGCTGAAAGGCTACACCGCCAGTCTGGTGGATCAGAAATGGCTGCGTCTCGCGGCGAGGAGGCTACATGCTTAATCGCTCTCAGCGTAGGTGCAAAATCTGCCGGGCGAAGTTCACCGCAGCATTTCAGAATCAGCGCTGGTGCTGTCCTGAGCATGGCGCTGAATTTGCCATGCAGGAACTGGAGAAGAAGCGCGAAAAGCAGGCCCAGGCAAAAGCGAAGAAAGAGCGCGCAGCCTGGCGCAAGCGCAAAGCCGCGGTGAAACCTCTCCGCCATTGGGAAGATATGACCCAGCGTGTCGTTAACGACTATATACGCGAACGAGACCACGATCAGCCATGCATCAGCTGCGGCACTTTCGACACGGTTCAGTGGGAAGCTGGCCATTACCGCTCCCGCGGTAAAGCATCACACCTTCGCTACAACGAGGACAACATTCACAAGCAGTGTCATCACTGCAACGTGCAGATGTCAGGTAACCAGCAGCAGTACCGCATCGCTCTGGTAGAGAAAGTCGGCGTTGAGCGCGTTGAGGCGCTCGAAAACAACAACACCCCTCACCGATACACAATCGAAGAACTAGAAGGCATCAGGCGCCACTACAGCGCGCTTCGCCGTGCGCTCATAAAACAACGGGAGGCCGCATGAGCACAGAAACCGAAATTGAACTGGGAAAGGTTGTAGCTTTCCCAGCGAAGAATAACGACCTGCAGGATGGGCTCGTTATTCAGCGCGAAGGTAAGAAGGTGATGTGTCTGCACTCCACCGTTTGGGTTAATGAAAAGGACCGGACCTTACGCTGCAGGAAGTGCGAAACATTGATCGAACCTTTTGACTTCTTGATGACGCTCTGTGACCAGGAGTCTCGCTACATGGAGAGCGTGAAATATCTCCGACGGGAAGAAAAGCAGCGCCGCCAGAACATTGAGAAACTCATTCAGATTGAGAAGAACGCAAAGTCCCGAATTCGCCGTGCCGGGGATAAGTCTCCACTTCCTCTCTGGCAGAACGAGAGGGTTGACGAATGAGCAGTGACGTTATCGAGCGAATCCGAGACCGCTGGCAAAAAATCCGACTGTTCCGGCGCCGCGGCACCGTACTGGTTGACTACCGGATACTGAGAAATTTTGTGCGCATATATCAGACCTTGGGATAAAAGCATGAAACTTGAAGCGTCATTAAAACATTTCAGTACTCAGGGGCTGCAGATTATCAGCAACGTGGGAGATAGTACTTATGCGTGATATTCAAATGGTACTTGAGCGTTGGGGGGGATGGGCTGCGAGCGACAGATCTGGGGTCGATTACTCTCCTATTGCCGCTGGATTCAAAGGACTTCTTCCACAAACAAGCAAAAACCGACTTTCCTGCACCGATAATGACGCGTTGGTTATTGAGGGTTGCTTAGCTCAGCTTAAGAAAAGAAAACCGTATGAGCATTCTCTGTTAGTTGTGCATTATTTGTTTGGTATATCTAAGCGTAAGATAGCTAAAGTACGCAAAAAAGACGAGAAACTAATTCGAATTGAAATTCAGATGGCAGAAGGGTTTATCGATGGCTGTCTTAGTATGCTCAATATAGGCTTGGAAATGGATGCAGAAGTGAAATCGTGAAGCAAAAGCCCGATTAATCGGGCTTATTATCAACATCTTTGACATATAAAATCACAGCTGACTTGATGTCACCGTCGACGTGTTTTGCGTTAATGCTTAAATGAACAGGCTTTCTTTCCCATTCAGCACGCTGAAGGGCTTCTTTGTTTCCAGACTCGTCAAGGAAAATGTCTTGGACTACGCAAGTCAGACGTTGATCAGAATCGATTCTGCGAACTTTAACTTTGAAACATTCCGGATCTGTATTATTCACTTCTTCAATGCGGTAGACACCGTCAATTCGCATTTCGACAGAGCGGCGGCGTGCATTTGTAACCAATTCTTTTGCAGTCTCGGAATCGATAGTTACACCATCAATTTCTGCAGTGTCAGAACGTACGAAAGACTTGACCATGGTTGTTTTTGCGTCATAAGACATACGATCCATGTTGTCGAGAAGAGGTTTTTTGGCAACCATTTCAGAGATGATCTGAAGGCGCTTCGTTTCTTCTTGGGTCATCACCTGCATCGCACGCAGATGCTCCTTATCGCCTTCTTTAGTGATCTCAGCGAGGCGAGTATCTTTACGGTTATCTAAAAAGCGTTTAAAGACGGTTACCCCGCCCCATATGACGGCAGCACCGAGAACTGTAAATACGATCTCTGTGGCGTTCATTTTTCCTACCAATTCGTGCGTAAGCTTGCTCAGGAATCCATCAATGTTGATCTCAACAAGAGATGAACCTTGCTCTACTGTAACTTCAATTTCTAGAGCATCAAGTTCTTCTTTTGTCAGCCTGCGAACATCTGGAGTGCCGTACTTCGCAAGCGCGTAAGATTTGTTGATTTGCGATTGCATCTCAACAAAACCCTTCATTACAGAGGGGGTAAGGGATTTGTTAAATTTATCACCCGTTAGCCTGATGGTTAGGCTTGGCCATCCATTGAAACTAATTTTTTCAGGTAAGCCTTCTCCACTCAGGTAGCGCTCGAGTAACTCAAAAGCTTGTTGCTCAGACTCTACATCATACTGGATGTCATCCAAAGATAGTCCCTCATTCTAAGCCCCGCGATAACTAAGTAGTTAGGCAAGAACTGCTTTCTTATTTTGCTGTGTGTAGGAAAAATAAATCAAAACTCGTTAAAAATCACTAATGCGGTCCGCATTTTCTAGTTTACTGTGTTAAGAGTAGTCACTTCGACACGCAGCTTAATCATCGAAACCCTGCCTCGGCGGGGTTTTTGCTTTTCAACTGAGTCAAACCCCACAAACCTGGCCCTGGCTATAAGCCGGGGTTTTTTACGCCCAAAATCAGGGGGCGCGATGAACAACCTCTTATCAGGACTGGAAGCGCAAGCCGTGAAATGGATGTACGAATACACCCCTGCGATGGCCGCCTCTGTCCTCGCTTTCATGATCGCCCTCTGCTTTGGCATCCGCGATGGTGAGACTTTACAAAAAACGCTGACTGGCGCGTTCATCTGTGGACTCTTTGCCGTTGCCGTGAGTTCGTCTCTTGAATACCTCGGAATGCCGGGAAACAGTGTGACTTTTGTAGGGTCAGCAATCGGGTTCATTGGTGCAGACAGAATCCGTGGCTGGATGAATAATATCTTCGACAGAAAGACAAAGGACCAATAATGGACCTGAAACAATTTGAACGGGCAGCTGGGATCAGTGCCGGGCTGGCTGCGCGCTGGTTTCCGCATATTAACGCGGCAATGGCCGAATTCGGCATTACGTCACCAACAGACCAGTCGATGTTTATTGCCCAGGTGGGTCACGAATCTGCAGGTTTCTCCCGACTGATTGAGTCTCTGAATTACACTCCGGAGGCGCTGGTGGCTACGTTCGGCAGGGTGCGAATTACTCAGTACCAGGCGGATATGCTGGGTCGCGTCCCCGGACGACCTGCTAATCAGGAGGCTATCGCTAATCTGGTGTATGGCGGTGAATGGGGGAAAAAAAATCTGGGTAATTACAATGCCGGTGACGGCTGGCGATATCGTGGGCGCGGGCTCATTCAGATTACTGGCCTGACAAACTATCGCAGTTGTAGCGCTGCGCTGGGTAAGGATTTTTTGCTAGTCCCTGATCTTCTTGCTCAGGATGAAGACGCGGCTCGCTCTGCCTGCTGGTTTTACGTTTCCCGTGGGTGCCTGCTCTACGGTAATGATCTGAACAAAGTTACGCGGATAATAAACGGTGCGGCGAACGGACTGGAGGACCGCAGGCAGCGTCTGGCGGTGGCCAGAAAAGCGCTGTTATGAAGTGGCGCTATTCGGCTGCTCTCTCTGTACTGCTGGTATGTTTTATCGGGTCGATCGCATGGTCTGCCAGCTATTATTACGACAAATATCAGACCGAACGCCAGCGAGCTGATGCTGCTGTGCAGGCACAACAACAATCAGAGGCGATGACTGCAATCACTATAGCTACGGCGCTATTTATCAACGAGATATCACGGATGGCCCATGAACAAAAAACCGAAATTGCCCGGGATGGCAAGGAAGCAGTGGTTTATATCCGCGAGGCCTTACAGAGCAATGATTGCGCTGGCCAGTCTGTTCCTGTGGCCGCTGCTGACAGGCTGCGGGACTATGCGGACCGTCTACGTTCAGGCACCACATATCCCGATCCCTGAGTCACTCACCGAAGAAACACCGCAACCCGAAATCCCGAAACCGCTGACATGGGGCGGTAGCCTGGTGCTGAACGTCGAGACGCTGGCCGCGCTGGCGCAGTGTAACGCGGATAAACGGGCAATCAGGGGCATAGAAGAGAAAAAGGCTCAATAGTGCTATATTGATGTTCTCACTAATGAAATGAGGGGTGTCAGTATGAGTGACCAAGCCTTAACTATCAGTGAACTTAACGATATTGCAAAAGAGTATTTTCACAATGATTTTTGCCGTATTGAAGTATGTGAAATTGGAGTTCGTTTCGTGTGCCATGATAGAGATAAGAATGAAGAGTACTCTTCTTTTTTTCAGACACCATTGCGCGTTTTATCCTCAAACATAGTTAGGGCGTTTCTTGAGGCGGAAACTCGTCCAGAGAATGGGAGTGGGATAGAAAGGAAGACCATCTAAGCATCGCGGGAAGCGAGATTGTCTCGAAGACCCGTAAAGCGATTCAGGAAGCGACCGAAGCGCTGGCGCTGTTTGATACCGCGACTGAGCAGTCCAGTTAAGTCAATACAACAGGCATTCACTGAGTGCCTGTGATAATGCTAAATTATGCCCTGAATGAAAACGGGGTGATAAATGAAAATAGATCAGGAGTATCTAAAGGGGCTGCTTATAGCGTTTGAAGATTCGAACGAGCCTCATACGAGTATTGCCAGGCTTTTGACGCTGGGATTCGATCATCGAACTAACGAATTTCGTTTTCATATTCGCTTATTGCAAGATCGTGGTTTGATTGGTCGCGTCGATGGTGAATTCGGGATTGGGTATTTCAGCCCTAGAAGTGATGATCAAGATGACGAGGGTTTTTTTGACGAAGTACCGCTGCGCCTAACTGCCTCTGGACACGATTTCCTGGAAGCCATCAGAAACAAAGAAGTGTGGGCAACACTTAAAAGCGGATTTAAGGATGCCAGCATAGGAACGCTTGTGACAGTATCGAAAGAATTATTTAGCCGTGCACTAACTAAGCAACTCGATAAGTATTTTGATTAGCAATTCAATCATTTCCCAAAGCCACCTGCGAGTGGCTTTTTTAATGCCCTTAACTACAGGTATAGAACTATGGCATCGAAAAAACTAACAGCTGAGCAGCAGCTGCTTTTCGATGCGCTGACACCGCTACAAAAAAGATTCGCTCTGGCCATCATTAAAGGCAAGAACCAGACCGACGCATACAAAGCAGCGAAGGGGAAAGCGAAGGGCGATAACCTCCGCAAAGCCGCTCACACCATTGCGACAAATTGCGACGTTCTGGCGTTTATCAAATCAGTACAGGGCGAGATCGTTGACGAGGCCATCATGACCCGCGAGGAAGCCCTGAAGCGGTTATCTAAGATGGGGCGTACTTCCATCACCGACATAGCCGAATTCAGCAACAGCATTGTTGGCGAAGATGAAGACGGGCAACCGGTCTTTCAGGCTGTGTGGAGCTTCAGGAATTCTTCATTGCAGGATCCTGACGCGATGAGCGCTATCGCCGAACTGACTACCGGCAAAGACGGCATCAAACTGAAGATGCACGATCCGAAAGCGGCGATTAAGCAGCTGGCGGAGATGCAGGGCTGGGAAGCGCCGAAAAAATCAGAAGTCAGCGGCCCTGGTGGTGGTCCACTGAAAACCGAAGTGGTAGCCATGACACCAGAAGAAGCCGCCGAAGCGTACAAGAAGATGATGGGCTAAAACTGCGAAAACAGGCGTTTCGTATCGAAAAAACGTTATGCATTTTTCACCCCATTTTATGCACGCTTTATTCACTCGATTTTTGCTGATTTTGACGACTTAACCCGGATAAACAGGCGGTTAGCTCTGTATCGGCTGCGAGTGCTGTCTGGCTGGTGCGGGTAACGACCATTATGTTAAATAGGGTCGATTTTCAGGAAATTATCACTGGTAACCTTCCTCCAAAAAAAAGTAAACAAAAGTGTTGACGTGGTAAGCATAAATGTTTACTATAATCACATGTTCAACAGAATGGAGGAGGGATGAAGCAAAGCGAGTTCAGGCGGTGGCTTGAATCTCAGGGAGTCGAAGTTTCAAACGGTACTAACCACCTGAAACTGAGATACAAAGGCAAACGTACCATAATGCCAAGACATCCCGGAAGTGAGATAAAAGAACCACTAAGAAAGGCAATCATTAAGCAGTTAGGCCTTTAAAAATCCAGCCCCTCCGGGGGCTGGTACTCGCGGAGGTTCATCAATATTTATGCGATATCCCGTAAAACTTGAGCCGGACAGCGGCGGATACGTGGTTTCGTTTCCGGATATCCCGGAGGCGTTGACACAGGGCGATACCAGAGAGGAAGCGCTGGAAATGGCGCGTGATGCTCTGGTTACTGCGTTTGAGTTCTATTTCGAAGACGGCGAGCGGGTACCGGCGCCCGGCGATATTACCGGGGATTTCGTGGAAGTCCCGGCCAGCATCGCCGCGAAGGTGCTTATGCTCAACGCCTTCATTGATTCCGGGCTGACCCAGGTCGAACTGGCCGCCCGCATGGGGGTGAAGAAACAGGAGGTTACCCGCCTCTTTGATCTGCACCATTCAACGAAGATTGACACCATACAGCGAGCGCTGGCGGCGCTGGGCAAAACATTGTTGCTTGCAGCTGCCTGACTTGCTAAACACTCTCTAAGGCTCCTCCGGGAGCCTTTTTTATTGCCTTAAATTATGCCAATACCTTTTCCTTTTGACTTCAAGAGACCGGATTACAACCTGGTATTTGAATGGAGGATGGAGCGCCTGCAGCGCATCAGGCAAAATCCTGACGTTCTCCCTGCACTCAGGCAGTTTTACCGCAATGACCCGGCACAATTCATTATCGACTGGGGAATGACCGTTGATCCGCGAAACATCGATTACGGTCTGCCGGTCACCATTCCGTTTTTGTTGTTCCCGAAACAGGAAGAGTGGATCAACTGGATAATGGAGCGGCGGCGCAATCTCGAAAACGGGATAACGGATAAGGCCCGAGAAATGGGGCTGAGCTGGTGCTCTATGGGGCTGGCCGCCACGCTATGCCTGTTCAACCGAGAAATGGTGATTGGCGTCGGTTCGCGTAAAGAAGAGTACGTGGACAGCACCGGCGATCCGAAAGCACTGCTCTGGAAGGTGCGAAAATTTCTCTCGCTGGTGCCGGTTGAGTTTCGCGGGGTATGGGAGGAGAAAAAACACTCCCAGTATATGCGCGTTGAGTTCCCGGACAGCGGCTCAATCATCAAAGGGGAGGCGGGCGACAATATCGGACGCGGCGACCGTACCACGCTGTATCTTGTGGACGAGAGCGCGTTTCTGATGCGCCCGCTGCTCATCGATGCCGCATTATCCCAGACTACCCGCTGCCGTATCGACCTGTCGTCGGTCAACGGCATGAATAACCCATTTGCGCAGAAGCGGCACAGCGGCAAACTCCCGGTATTTACCTTCCCCTGGACCAGCGACCCGCGCAAAGACGAAGCCTGGTATAAGCGGGAGTGCGAGAAAATCGACAACCCGATCATTGTGGCGCAGGAATTAGACCTGGACTACAACGCATCGGTTGAGGGCAAGCTGATTCCGGCGGAGTGGATACACTCGGCGACAGATGCCCATATCAAGCTAGGTATCACGCCGACTGGCTCCCGTGTCTCCGCACTCGATGTGGCCGACGAAGGCATCGACCTGAACGCCTGGGCGAGTCGTACCGGGATCCTGTTGGATAATCTGGCGGCGTGGTCCGGCAAAGGCTCGGACATTTTCGCCACTTCCGTGAAAGCCATAAACCTGTCTGACGCTCAGAGCAGCGATTACCTGCTGTTTGATGAGGACGGACTGGGCGCGGGCGTGCGCGGGGATTCACGCATCATCAACGAAGAGCGGGTGAAAAACGGTTTATCGGCTATAACCGCGATACCGTTTCGCGGCTCTGGCGCGGTTGTGGACCCTGACAGGCTGGTGGATCCCTCGGGCGAGCGCAAGACAGACCGCAAAAATAAAGACTATTTCGCGAACCTGAAGGCGCAGAGTTGGTGGGCGTTGCGTAAGCGGTTCCGGGATACTCACCGGGCGGTAACCGGCGAAATAACAAAATATGACCCGGACACGCTGATCAGCATTTCCTCAGATATACCGGAGAAAGAAAAGCTCATCGTGGAACTGGGACAACCGACCTACTCGATCAACCCAGCCGGAAAAATCATCATCGATAAGATGCCGGATGGTCAGCGCTCCCCGAACCATGCGGACGCCGTAATGATTTGTTATGCGCCGGTGAAAGGTCTCCGCCGTAGTTTCTTTGGCTGATCGCCAGTCTCTCTCAATCACTGCACAACGCCGGGATATTTCCCGGTTTTGTCGTTCTCAACGGAAAATGTCATGGGATGGTTTTTTAAGCGCAAAAAAGCGGAGGATAAAGCGAATACCGCCCAGCCGCGGGAAAGCTTTTTCAGTACCCACCGGGAAAGCGGCGATCCGTCAGCAGTCTCGACCGCACTTTCCAGGGTTATGCAGGATATCAGGGCATCCCTGCCGCGTGCGGTCGCCAGTGACGGGACCAATGACAGCTATGATGATGACGGCAACCTGGTATCACCTCACGTCTCCGCTGGTGGCACTGTCAGCGATAGCCTGTTTCTCTGGTACGCCAACAATAATTTCATCGGCCACACGATGTGCGCCATCATCGCCCAGCACTGGCTGGTATTTAAAGCCTGTGATATGCCCGGCCGCGATGCCATCCGTAACGGGTACACCGTACAGTCTGAGGACAGCGAAGAACTGCCGCCCGAAGCGGTCAAGATGCTGACCCGTTACGACAAGAAATTTAACATCAATGAAAAGTTGCGAAACTTCATCACATTTGGTCGCGTATTCGGGATTCGCGTGGCGCTGTTTAAGGTCCAAAGCACAGACCCGAAATACTACGAAAACCCGTTTAACCCGGACGGTGTGACACCCGGCAGCTATAAGGGAATAACGCAAATCGATCCGATGTGGTGCGTGCCGGAGCTGGACGCCGACAGCGTGAGCAACCCTGCGAGCCTCCACTTTTATGAGCCAATTTACTGGCTGATTAACGGCAAGCGCTATCACCGCTCACATCTGATTATCTATATTCCGCACCCTGTCGCCTCGATTCTGAAACCGTCTTATCAGTACGGCGGTGTGTCGGTACCCCAGAAAATAATGGAGCGGGTATACGCGGCAGAACGGACCGCAAACGAGGCCCCGGCGCTGGCGCTGAGCAAGCGGACCACGGTGTATAAAACCGATATGGCCAAATTTATGGCCAACGAGGATAAAGCCACCCAGAACCTGGCGAAGTGGATCCAGTACCGCGATAACTACGGCGTGAAGCTGGCCGATAAAGAAGAAGACGACATTAGCCAGTTTGACACGGCGCTGGCGGACTTTGACGCTCTGATTATGACGCAATACCAGATTGTGGCTGGCGTTGCTGAGGTGCCGGTGACGCGCCTAATGGGGACGCAGCCGAAGGGGTTTAACTCCAATGGCGACTATGAGGAAAACACGTATCACGAAACGCTGGAATCTATCCAGACCCACGACATGACGCCGCTGCTTGAACGCCATCACCTGCTGGTTATGCGGTCTTACGTCGCGCCGAAGCTGGGTATTGAACCGGTTGAGACGTCAGTGAACTGGAACACGCTGGAAAGCCTGACATTGAAAGAAAACGCGGAGGTGAACGAAATCAACAGCCGCACCGATCTGAACCTCGCCAACGTGGGCAGCATTGACCAGTACGATTCACGCGATCGCCTTATCAGGGACAAGGACAGCGGCTACAGCAATCTTGCACCAGCTGAGCCGCCGGACGACAGCGGCTTAAACGGGGAGGGTAACGCCAATGGCGAAACGGGTTCGAAAAATGCCCCGCCGACAGCGCCCGATATCACGCGCTAACCTGCTACGCGGCGCGGCGGTATTTGTTCCGATCAGCGCCGGGCAGGAGTACCAGCACCGCATCACCCGAGAGTTTGACCTGATGCGCGCTGACGTCCTGCAGCAAATTACCACCCTCTTTAAAAACACCGATTCCCCTGTCATGGATGCCACCCTGGACGCCAGCATAGTGAACGCTGCCGCCGGGCTGTTGCGTCGTCTGCGCCGGACGTGGCAGGGGCTTTTTGATGAAATGACCGACGGCGCCACGAAGTGGATGATTGAGCGGGTGACCGGCAGCGCCGGGACCGCGGTTAAACGGTCGCTGGAGGAGATTGGCGAAGGCGTCTCTCTGAATCTCAACATGCAGTCGGCGGCGGTTCGGGAGGTTATCCGGGCGGGCAGCTATGAGGCCGCACACCTGATTAAGCGGGTTCCGGCTAAATATCTGGACGATATCGGCGGCGAGGTGATGCGCTCCATTTCCGCCGGGCGTGGTCTGGCGGACCTGCAACCAGCGCTGGATTCGTATGGCGTGAAGGTGCGGAACTGGGCGCGGAATGTCGCGCTGGACCAGACCCGCAAGGTCTACGGCAATATTGCCCGGGAAGGCTTCAAAAGCGCAGGGATCCGGCGGTGGGAATGGGTTCACAGCGGAGGCAGTAACGACCCTCGCGAGTATCACCTGATGGACGCGCCGGCAGGTCTGAACGGCGGCATTTTCAGCTTTGACGATCCCCCGATTATTGACAAACGAACCGGCGAGCGGGGTTTCCCCGGCCAGTTGCCTTACTGCCGCTGCACGCTGCGGCCGGTTGTGGATTTTTTTGAGGATTAGCAATGCCAGACACAAAACGCGTTTACGACGTCAACGGGTGGGCTGAGATACGCGATAACCCGATATTGCGCGCCGGTATTTTTGAGTACCTGGGGCGCAATCTTCCTGGCGCACCGGACCCCAACAAAGTTTACAGAGTCTGGCGGCCGGAAGAGGAGCTGGAAGATCCGGAGTGTGCGGCATCGTTCAGGCTGTTGCCCTGGATTGATGAGCATCCCCCCGGCCTTCTGGGCGAAGAGGAAGACGGGTACACGCCCCCCGAGGATGCAGGGGTTCACGGCACGATCGGCGAGCGGGTTTATTACCGCGACGGTGTGCTGCTGGGAAATATCAAACTATTTTCTGCTGCGCTGGCAGGGCTGGTGGCGGCAGGCAAAAAAGAACTATCGCCGGGGTATCGCGCCCGATACGAATACAAACCCGGTATAGCGCCCAGTGGGGTGGCTAAAGGCAAGCCCTACGATGTGATCCAACGCCGTCCGCGAGGTAATCACCTGGCGTCGGTTTTAGAAGGTCGGCAGGGTCCGTCAGTGGCGGTACTCGACGGCATAACGTTAGATGCAAAGGATTTATATATGGCAGATGAAAACACCGAAAACACACCAGTTGTGGCGACTGATGGCGAGACTGCCAGCACCGTATCGCTGGAAGAGGGCATGAAGATTTTTTTAACCATGCTCCCTGTGTTGCAAAAACTGATTGCGGCTACCAGTGAAACACCGGCAGAACCGGCACCGGCGGAAACGCCAGCGACCGCCGATAACGACCAGACGCTGGACAATGACGATGAAGAGGACGACGGCACGCAGGACAGCGAAGACGGGGACGGAGACGATAAAACCGCCGTTGCGGTCACGCTGGACGCCATGGACAAGCGGATCCGCAGCGTGGAAACCAACAGCGTTAAATGGATGATGCGCGAACTGAACAACCGTAACGTTCTGGTTAATCGCCTGTCGCCGCACGTTGGCACGTTCGACGCCAAAGACATGACTACCGCCGAGGTGGCGAGCTACGGGCTGAAAAAACTGGGCATCAGCGCGCCCAAAGGGCAGGAAATGACGTATCTCAGCGGGTACCTGTCCGGTGTGGAAAAAGCACCGGCGCGGGCGGTCGTGCAGTCTGGCGCAACGCTGGACAGCGCTGATGCGGGCGGGGCTATTGGTCGTTACCTCTCAGGGGAGAAGAAATAATGAAGTTTCAGCAGAAAGTAAATTTTGATTACGGCTTTGGTATTCCGGGTGAGGTGGCCTTTGACGGCCCGACCCGGGCAAAGCCGGGCGTACTGAAAAGCGACGACGAGAAAAACAACGTTTTCGGGCACGTTTTTACGCTGAATGCCGACGGCAAAACCATTGGTGCGGGGGGGGAGGGGAAGTTCTGGGGCATCCTCGGGGACCCGAAAACTCATACCTATACCGGGCGCGTTGGCGACGATGCCTCCAGCCTGTACGTTGCAAACGGCGTTGTCGGTACGTTTTATGATATGGCCCTTATCAACGTGTTGACCAGTAAGGCGGCGGAGATCGGCGATAACCTCTGGTACGACACCGACACCGGCGAAATCATCACGCAGGACGAGACCGTAACTACTCTGGCGGGTCACCTGCAGGTACCCAACGCCAAAGTTACGCGCCTGCCGCAGGACAGCGCCACCGGCGGCCTGATTGTTGCGCAGCTTACCAACTAAGGAAATCAGAGAATGAGTGAAGAATCAAAAGTGCTTAGCTCGCTGGCACCGCGTAACGTCCGACCGCTGCAACTGACGCGGGACGATATTGCGGCCAGCGCACATCGCGAACTGAGTTTGCTGGGGATTAACATTCCTCAGAATATCATCGGTGACATGGTGGAGGGCATGGGTCTTGACAGTAATGACGTCGGCCTGATGCCGTCGCCGCTGCCTGGTATGCTTCCTGCAGGGTCGGCAACGCCGATCCAGTTCCTCCAGGCATGGCTCCCCGGGTTTGTGCGCGTCATGACGGCGGCGCGCAAGATTGACGAACTGATCGGCATTGATACCGTCGGAGCGTGGGAAGATGAAGAAGTTATTCAGGGCGTTGTTGAGTTTGTTGGTCAGGCGGTACCCTATGGAGACCATACAAATGTTCCGCTCGCGTCCTGGAATGTGGGCTATGCGCGCCGCACTGTCGTGCGCTTTGAGTCGGGGATCAACGTTGGCCGCCTTGAAGAAGCGCGGTCCGCTCGCGGCAACATTGCATCGGCAGCGGAAAAACGCGCTGGCTCGGGCCTGTTCCTCGAAATCCAGCGTAACCGGATCGGCTTTTACGGCTTCAACAACGGGGAAAACAACACCTACGGATTCCTGAATGAGCCGAGCCTGTTACCGGCGGTGACCGCAGCGACCGGGGCTGGTGGTTCTACAAAGTGGAACGCTAAAACATTCCTGGAAATCACCGCAGACATTCGACAAGTGGCGAACCTGCTGCAGGTCCAGAGTATGGACAACTTCGACCCGGGGACCGCTTCCTGGACGCTATCCCTCCCGACCGGTACCAACCAGTATCTGACTGTCGTTTCCAACTTTGGCGAGTCTGTTCGCCAGTGGGCGCGTGAGAACTACCCGGGCCTGCGTTTTGTGACGGCACCGGAGCAACAGGCTGCCATCGGGGGTGCCGATGTGATGTATGGCTACCCGGAAATATTCGACGATGGCTCCAGCGATGGCGGCAAAATCTGGCAACAGCTGGTGCCGAGTAAATTCTATGCGCTGGGCGTTGAAAAGCGTTCTAAATCCTACGTCGAAGACTATTCCAACGGTACCGCTGGCACGCTGCTTAAGCGCCCTGTGATGGTTGTGCGCATGGTTGGTATTTAAGTCGGACAAAGCAGGACGCAGGAGGCGAAAGCCTCTTTTTTTTATGCCCACAGGGAGCCGTCAGGCTCCTTTTTTACTGCAGGTGATAATTATGTTTTACGTATTTTCCACAATGTCCACAGACGTTGCCTACGCTGTGTACGGCGAACTGGTCAACGATATGCCGACGATTGAGCGACAGATTGTGATTAATGGCGGCGCGAATGTGGCCACAAAAAACCTGATCACGCCCCGCGGCGTCATGACTTCCGTCAGTGATGAAGATATGGAGCTGCTGAGTGCTGATCCGGTATTCCAGATGCACCAGAAAAACGGGTTCATTGCCGTGGAGAAGAAAGCGGCAGACCCGGAGAAAGTGGCGGCGGGAATGGAAGCGCGCGATCAGTCTGCGCAGCTGGAGGCCGGTGATTTTGAGGAAGGCAAGGAGCCAAAAACGAAGGTTAAGAAAAAGTAAGAGGGTCAGCCCATGAACTACATCATTGATGTAAGCCGGTTCCGTAAGCTGTTCCCGGCGATGGCCAGTGAAACCACGTATCCGGCTGAAGTCATCGAGGCGCAGTGGTTCCAGGCACAATGCTTTATCTCGGAAGGGAAAACGCTTCGCGGCGCCTGCTTCGAAAATGTGCTGTACCTCATGACAGCGCACCTGGTGTGGTCGAACTGGTTAATCAGCCAGGGGCAGACAACGGCCAACGTAGTAACGGGGGCGACCATCAGCAAAGTCAGCGTATCGATGCAGCCACCCCCGGCGAAATCGGCCTGGCAGTTCTGGCTATCGACAACGCCCTATGGTCTCCAGCTCTGGGCGCTACTGAACATCAAAGCCGCTGGTGGTGCGTATATTGGCGGACTGCCTGAGCGTACAGGATTCAAAAAAGTGGGCGGGGTGTTTTACTGATGGCGGCGGGGCGCTGGAAATCGACCGGCGGCGAGCGGGTGAAGCTGTTGCGCCAGCAAATCGCGCTGGCCCGCAGACTGGAAACACGCGTCGGTTGGATGGAGAGCGCCCGCTATGTTGATGGTAAACCGGTCGCCGGGATCGCCGTGGTGCAGGAGTACGGCAGCGAGAAAAGGAAAATCCCCTCACGTTCGTTTATGCGCTCCACGCAGGCGGAGCAAAAGGCGAAATGGGACCGTTACATGTACCAGGGGTTTTCTGCTGTGATGGCCGGTAAGCGAGGAACGCGGGAACTTTTCGAGGCGATCGGGCAGATAGCCGCCGGGGATGTGCGTAAAAAAATCACCCTGATTTACTCTCCGCCGCTGGCGACCAGCACGCTCAAAGCCCGCGCACGTCGCGCCGGGCCGGGGGCGAAAATCATTTCCATCAAACCGCTAAATGACAGCGGCTACATGCTCGCCACGCTGACCAGCCTGGTGGTGGAGGAAAGCTAATGATACCGGGTATCAATCTGTTAAATGTTGCGCTGGGCGTGATCGGCTCCCAGCCGGTGGAGTATTACCGCGACACTGGGGTAAGCGTCACGCTGGAAAATGGCGTGGTTCGCCGGAAATATGCCGCAGGCGTAACTATACCGAAATGCAGTGTTCAGGCCGTATCCCGCGACAGCGCAGATCGGCGCGGTCTCGATGTGAATGCAGACTATGTGGAATGGTTCGTCCCGCGCGATATTGTCGGCCTGGGCCGGGATAAGTCCGGCGATGAAATCGAGTGGGACGGTCGCCGCTGGAAAATCATTGGACATTACGAGAACTGGGCCGGGCAGGATGGGTGGTGCTGCGGGCTGTTCCAGGAGATTAAACCAAATGCCAGTCGATCGTAATCGTTACGTTAGATTTATCCTCGCCCCAGATTTGTCGAATACCCGCCAGAGTGTCATCCCCCAGCCTGATAAGAAAGGTTTTTATCTGCTCACGGAGAAGGGCCAGGCACTGCTGACAGAAAACAGCGTCGGGCTGGAGCCGGAGGGCGACGATGACGGATAACCAGTTATTTTCGCTGCTACGTACCAGCCTGCTGGCTGAGTTCACGCTGATGCGCGGCCTGGTGCCGGAGGTGCGTAAGGCCTATCAGCCCGAACCGGAGGGCATCCCGCTGGCCCCGGCGCTGTACCTGCACAAAATCGCCGATGTGCGCGCCGGTTTCCCCGGCTTCCGTGAGGAAATGGACACCGTTAATCAGGTTATGCGGCAAATCACCACGCAGGTGATGATCGCCACATTCCAGGTATCCGCGACGGTGCTCACTGATGACGATGATCCGCAGGCGCTGACCGCGCCGGACCTGCTCAAACGGGCAGCAATGATTATGCAGTCGCGGGAGTTCCAGGCAACGGTGATGGCAGAGGGCGCTAACTTTCTGCGTGTCGGTCAGATCCAGAGCGTGGATGTTTCCGGCGACTACGCCGGGCGAGAAATTCAGCCCTTTTTTGAATTCTCCGTTAACCACAAAGATGAATCAGTAAGAGAAATTCCCTTCGTTACCCGCACCGGTTACAGAATCGTGCGCATTTAAGGAAAAACTATGTCAATCGCAATTGATCACTACGTGAAAATCACGTCCGGTGTGGGCGGTGTCGCGCAGGTGCGCCAGCGTGACCTCATCCTGCGCCTGTTTACGCCTAACGTCCTGGTGTCGCCTGACGGCGTGCTGGAGTTCACCAGCGCCGACGGCGTGGGAGCGTATTTCGGTTATGACTCTGAAGAGTACCGGCGCTCGGTTTATTATTTTGGCTATATCTCGCCGTCTATTTCAACGCCATCAAAACTGTCATTCTGTCGGGATCAAAACCAGGCATCGCCGCCGGTGGTGCTGGGGCAGTCTGCAACCTGGAATATTACCGCCCTGAAAGCTGTCAGCGGCACGCTTGAGGGACTTGTTGACGGACAGGCCTTCACTACCGCAACGGTGAATCTGTCCTCTGCAACGTCGCTGGCCAGCGTTGCGTCACAGGTTACTACAGCATTACGCGCACTGAGCTACGACGTCATGAAAGCCGCGACGGTGGAATATGACCCGCTCCTGGCGCGTTTTGTATTTACCGGCGGCGCTAATGCCGGGGTGGTGGTGAAATTCACCGGCGGTGCTGTCGCGGAGGCGTTACAGCTGGTGGACGGTGAGCCTGTCGCGGGCGTGGCTAAACCGCTGTCAGAAGCGGAAACCGTGGCCGTAGCTGACGACATTTCGAATAACTATGGCTCCTTCCTGTTTATGCGCACGCTGGACCTGGCGAAGCTAATCAGTATGGCTACAGCGAATGCCGCCAAAAATATTCAGTTTATGTTCCTGGCTGGCTGCACGCGGGCGCAGGCAGAATCTTACAGCGCTGCGCTGCTGTCGATCGGGAGTATTGGCCTCACGCTGATTGATGCTGACAATACCGAATTTGACGAACAAATCCCCGGCATCCTGATGGCGGCCACGAATTACAACAAAAAGAATGGCGTCATTAACTACATGTATAAGCAGGTAGCGAACGTCACCCCGAAAGTCACCACCACGCCGGACGCGCAGAAATTCGACGCGCTGCGCATCAACTATTACGGACGCACCCAGAACGCCGGACGCACTATCGATTTTTATCAGCGCGGTTCGCTCATGGGCGGCGGGACGTACCCTACGGCCATGAACGTTCATGCCAATGAGCAATGGCTGAAGGATGCGTGTGCGGCGGTGCTGTTAAGCGACCAGCTGGCGCTGGAGCGCATCCCCGCGAATGAGACCGGGATCAACCTGGTGCTGACTGCGCTGCAGGGTGAGCCCATCGCCCAGGCGCTGGATAACGGCGTTATCAGCCAGGGCAAATTCCTGACAACGTTACAGAAAAAATACATCACGCAGATCACCGGTGATGATACCGCCTGGACGACAGTTCAGACCGCTGGTTACTGGCTGGACGCTGTGGTGGAGACTTACATCAACGACAGCGGCGAAACAGAATATCAAATCGTCTACACGCTGATTTACGGCAAAGACGACGTGATCCGCAAAATCACCGGTACCCACGTTTTAATCTAAGGAAAATGCGATGAGTAATGATATTTCAGGTTTTGGCCTGCGGGTAACAATCCGGGCCTCAGTGATGTTCCCGGCGGGTATCACGATCACGCAGTTTGCTGATGATTCTGATCCGCTGGACAGCCCGTCGCAGCAGCTCGCTGACGTCGGGATGGGGCTCAATGGTGACATGGTTCACTGGCGCACCGCGCAGCCGATCCCGGTCACTCTCAATGTCCTGCCGAACACCGGCGACGACAGGAACCTGCGTATCCTGGCTGACGCGAACCGCGTAGCTAAAGGCAAAAACCCCACCAATGACGATATCACCATGACGATTTATTACCCGTCTGGTGAGACGCGCATGTTAACCGGCGGCGTTATTACCGACGGCATGGTGGGGAACAGCGTGGCGAGTGCCGGCCGACTGAAAACCAAACCCTACGTTTTTAAATTCGAAAATCAGGTGACTGCATAATGTTAGAACCACTCAATCAGGAATTTACCTGCGGCGACGGGACCAAAAAAACATTCATTCTCTCGAAGTTCCCGGCCATCGCCGGGCGGGAGATTGTCACGCAGTACCCGATCACCGGCGCGCCGAAAATCGGGGAATACAAAACCAACGAAGCGCTCATGCTCAAGCTGATGGCGTATGTCGCCATCGAGACCCCAAACGGTCCCGTGATGCTGGTTACGCCGGAGCTGGTGAATAACCACGTCAAAGACTTCGAAACGCTGTTAAAAATCGAATGGGCCATGATGGAGTACAACTGCTCTTTTTTCAGGAACGGGAGCGCCTTACGCTCCCTCGATTCGCTGAAAACGCGGTTCCTCAGCTCGATTTCAAAAACGTTGACGGAGTTATTGGCGCAATTGTCGGGGAAGGCCTCGCCACCCTCCGGGAGCTGAAAGAGCGCTACACCCTGGAGGATGCGCTGGACCTGTACGAGATAATCGCTGTCCGGCGCACTAACGAGGCGCTGGCTATTCAGCACGCAGAGAGGAACAGCCGCCGATGAGCTTATTAGAGGCGTTTTATTACACATTTGGCGCTGATGCTGAGCCACTCGACAAAGCGCTGAAAGAGTCAGAAAAGAACACTGACCGCCTGAAGGAGAAAGTCAGCGCGGCAGACGAGCAGGCCGCGAAGTTGGGCACGTCGTTTGTCAGCCTGGCGCGTAGCGCTGCTGGGCTGCTGGGCGTCACTGTCACGCTGGCCGGGCTTAAGACGCTGACAGTAACCACGGCAGAGACTACTGCGGCGCTGGGGATGCAGGCACGGGTAATGGGTGTTAACGTCTCCACGCTGGATGCGTGGCGCAAAGCGGTGACAGAGAGCGGTGGGGATGCTAATGCATTCAGCGCTACCCTGGGCAACCTGTCGCGCCGGTTCCGTGACCCGGAGGCGGCCCTGCTGCGTCTGAGCGGGTCGCTCGGGAAAATGTCGGCATACCGGGCGCACCGCATCGGTAAAATGCTCGGTCTGGATGAGTCAACGATAGAGCTGTTGCGGCAGGGGCGGGTAAAAGTTGAGGAACTGATCAAAAAACAGAAAGAGCAGGGGGTGATCACCAAAGCACAGGTCGAGCAGGCCGAAAAATTTAATCTGAAACTGCGCCAGCTTAAAGGCGAATTTGAAAACCTGAAAATGCAAATCGGTACAGCCCTGATCCCCGTTTTCGAAAAGCTGTTAGATGCCTGGAATAAAACCTCTAACTGGTTAAAGGATAATAAAGAGGCAGTGGGTGATTTCTTCATTGCCCTTGCGGGGATTATCACTGCCTATTATCTCCCGGCAATGATCCGGGCTGGTATCGCGACGCTGGCGGCTACCTGGCCGATACTCCTTATCATTGCAGCATTCGCGGCTCTGGCGCTGGTAGTGGCTGATGTGATCGGTTACTTCAATGGCATGAATTCAGTTACCGGGCGTTTGGTAGAGGCTTTTCCATTGCTGGGGGAGATTCTTGAAACTTTAAAGAGTGTTGTTCTGGATTGCTGGAATGCACTGGTCTTACTGGTCACAGATCCGGTTCAGTTCCTGAAATTACTGAAAGATGAGTTCAGGGAATTCCTCGACATGCTGTTTGGCGAGGGGGCGGGAGATACCATTTTCACCTGGATTGAAAAGGGTGCTGATGGTGTTGCGGAGGTCTGGAGGGAACTGGAAAAAATTATCGGCAGGGTTGTAGACCTGGCGCTGAAGGGGTTCCAGTCCATTGGCAGAGCCTGGGCGAAAGTAAAAGGCTGGTTCGGTGCCGGTAAGGATGAAGTCGAACAGGCAAAAAGAGAGGCGGCAGAACCTGATGTTCAGATAGAGGGCTGGGAAGATGAAGATTATCTGAACAGAAAGAGGCGGGAAAGGGAAGCTAAGAACGGGGAGTGGCAGCAGTCTGATTTAACTTATGGGGGCCAGTCATACTGGAGGCAACTGGCAAATAATCCGGTAAATTCCCTGACGAGTAACTCAATTTCTAATTCCAGCCGGAATGATAAGCGGGAGTTTAAATTCAATATTGAAAATATGGAAGTAAATACCCAGGCAACTGATGCGCAGGGTATAGCCGGCGATCTGGTCGGAGGCGTACTGGAGGATACTGTAAATCATTATGCTAACGGTCTTATGGGGTAAACATGGCAGAGAAAACAGAAGTCTACGGTATATACAGCGATAAATTCGCACTACGGTTTGACAAAATGATTCTGTTGAAAGCCTCAGTAATGCGGGAGGCTAAATTAATGGAACACCCTCTGGAGGACGGAAGCACTATTGCCGATCACCGGATTCTACAGCCTGTTGAAATTGAAATTCCGGTATTGCTTCCGGCTGGTGATTACACGTCATTGTACCGTGAGATTAATCAGGCATGGATTGATACAGAGCTTTTCAATATTCATACCCGGGTGGGTATTTTCAAATCAATGGCGTTCGCTGCGATGCCACATGATGAAAATCCTGATCAGGTTGACGTAATACCGATGGTTTTGAGGTTCAAAGAAGTGCGGTTGGTTACTACGCAGTATCAGGCGTTACCCGCCCGTAAAGTGGCTCGTCCGCGTGACCAGAGCACTGTAAGCAGAGGGGAGCAAACAGGCATTGAGAAAAAAGACGATACGCTTCTGGAAAAAATACTTTTTTAGGTGGGATGATGAATATTGTTAATATTCCCCTTGAGGTTTTACCAAACCAATCATTGACTATCAGGTTGGGCGATAATAGGTATTGGATACAAATAATAACTATAAGCAACTCATTGATGAGCATCAGCATTGCAAGGAATGATGCTCTATTAATACAAAATCAAAGGGCGGTGTCAAACCAGGTAATATTATCGCAGCATAATTCTAAAGGGTATGGCAATTTTGTTTTTGTCACTCCCGATGAAACATACCCTTATTACACTGAATTTAATAACGGGCATGAGCTTTATTTCATACCAGAGGAATGATGATGGTCTCTCTCGATCCCAGAATTATTCGCTGTGAAATTGAAATTGACGGTAAAATGCATGTTTACGAGGAGGTCTATATTCAGGCATCCGGGCAGAAAACAGCGAATACCCTGCAAAACGAATGCACGATAAAAATCGGAAACCTGTCTAAACCAGTTCGTGATTATCTGATAACCGAAACCTCACCATACAACTGGCCGCGTAAGCGAAAGCGTGTAATTTTGTACGCCGGGCGCCAGAGTTACGGCACGTTTAAACTGTTCGAGGGGGATATAATCGGATGCACGCCCACGCAACCACCTGACGTCATGCTGACCCTGAAAGCGAAAACCGGCGTCTTTTTCATGAGCGATTTTATTACGGGGAGTTACGCCGAACCGGTACACCTCAGTGCAATAGCCGGAGATACAGCAAGAGGTATGGGCTTAACTCTGGATTTTCAGGCCCAGGATAAACTGATCAGCAATTACAACTACTCAGGCGCGAAGCTCCAGCAGGTAAATAATCTGGCTGACGCTGGTAGTTATAACGCCTATGTAGATGACGATAGGCTGATTGTTAAGAATGCTGACGCACCCCTGAATAGCCTGGCTGTTATCCTGAATAAAAACACTGGCATGATTGGTGTGCCGGAGGTAACTGAGCAAGGTATTAAAGTGAAATACCTGCTGGACCCGCAGAGTCGCCCCGGCGCGAGCCTCACAATAGAGAGCGAATTAAACCCGGCGGCAAACGGCACGTTTGTTATTTACAAAACAACTTTCGATATTTCTAACCGCGATACAGCGTGGTACACAACAGCAGAGTGCCGGAGACCAGGGCTATGGCGGACACTAATTTAACCGATGCCGATCCCGGTCAAAGCGCGACCCTGGCCGGGGTCATTGAGTATGTGTTCAAAAAAATGCTTCAGGGGATTGATGGACAACTACCCGCCGAGATTATCAGTTATGACCGCAAGACCAACCGCGCCACCGTTCGCCCTTTGATTACCCGGATAACCACCACCGGAGAACGTGTCGAGCGCGCCACGGTTGCCAGTGTGCCGGTGCTGGCGCTGGGCGGCGGTGATTTCGGGATAACATTTCCTCTCAAGGCCGGGGACAGAGGCTGGATAGAAGCCAGCGACCGCGATATCTCGTTATTTCTGCAGGGCAATGAAATATCCCGGCCTAATACGCTGCGGCTGCATAATTTCGCTGACGGTAGGTTCATCCCCGATCTGATGGCTGACTATGACCTGCCGGATGGTCACGATGGCGCGCTGGTTATCCAGCATAAATCGGGTGAGTCTGCGCTGCTGCTGTGTGAGAAATCGCTGGAACTCCGGATCGGTGACGTATCTGTTACAGCCACTGCGGACGGGATAACACTGATGGTCGGCGGCGCCTCGCTTGTGCTCACCGCCAGCGGCCTGACTCATAACGGCAAAAATATCGGAAGTACGCATACACACCCCGGCGTAGAGCGCGGCGGCAGTTCCACAGATCAACCGGAGTAAAAACACGATGACAGAAACACTCAGCCTGGCATTAGACGGGCGCAATCTCTATCTGGATGCCGCTGGAAATCTGGCGACTAAAACTGGCCTGGCGGCCTGCCTTCAGAACTGTGAAACCGCGATGCTGGCACAGCTTAACGAAATGATTTACGCGATGGATGAGGGCATTCCCAGCCGGGAAACTCTCTGGGACAACTACCAGCCAGCACAATTTCAGGCCGCCGCCGTTGCGACAATTGAAGAGGTTCCCGGAGTGCTCCGCGTGGAGTCATTTTCTGTAAGCCGCGGTGATAACGAGTTTAACTATACCGCCGTGATCGTAACGGAATGGGGAAAGGGAACGATTAACAATGGCTTATGAATATATCAACAGCACCGGCGTAATTGTCCCGGATACAGCAGACATAAAAAGCGAAGTAGAGCAGGAGTTCAAGGCAGCGCTGGGCGATAACATGTCCACAGCAGACAACACTCCCCAGGGGCGTCTGATTGCCGCTGAAACGTCAGCACGCCGATCCGTTGCTGAAAATAATGCTCTGTTAGCAAACCAGATCAACCCAAAAGATTCCGTCGGGGTGTTTCTCGAATCCATTTGCGCGTGGCTGGATATTGAGCGGAAAGAGGAAAGCGCATCGACGATCGCCAGCGTTACGCTTGGTGGTATTCCGCTGGTGGAAATCCCGGCCGGATCACGCGCGCGGAGCGGTGACGGTGATTTGTACGCAACCACCCGCGCTGTTGTTCTGGATACTGCCGGACAGGGTAGCGTGGATTTTGTGGCGGTGGAAACCGGTGCGCTTACGTGTCCTGTCGGGGGACTGACAACGATTATCGATCCAGTATTGGGCTGGGAGACGGTTTATAACAGCAACGCCGCCGTACCAGGAGCCGCGGCTCAGAGTGATGAAGCGTTACGCCTGCAGCGTGAGCTGCGACTGGCCAGCCAGGGCATTTCTACCGTTGAGGCGCAGATCAGTGGTCTGTATGGTGTTGAAGGTGTGCGTTCACTGTCATATCTGGAAAACACTAGCCATGATTACCAGACTATTGAAGGCATCACCATGAAACCGCATAGCGTGTGGGCGTGCGTGTACGGAGGCGCTGACGATGACATTGCTATGAGCTTACTCAAGAACAAAACAGATGGTTCTGGGTGGAATGGCGCTGTCTCTGTGACGGTGACAGAGTCGAACGCTGAAATACCCTACACGGTGCAGTTTGACAGGCCGAAAGAAATTCCTATTACTGTTCAGATCACAGTCCGGCGTGGACAGAGTACCGTTAACCCGACTGAAGCTATCCCGGAAGCGCTCATGCAGTACGCCAGCGGAGAAATCGACGGGGAGCGTGGTTTTGTGGTGGGTGCGAATGTTAGCCCGTTCGAGCTTTCAGGTGCTATCAATATTATCCACCCCGAGATTTTCGTGAGAAACGTGCTGATCTCAAGAAAAGGAAACGCCTTAGCTGCTGGTGAGATCGAAATTATGAGAAATGAGATACCTGTTTTAGATGCCAGCAATGTAACTGTTGTTATAGACTAGTTCCCGATAAGGATTTTCCTGGAGGGAACTAAAGATGAATAAGTTCAAGTTAATATCTATATTGCTGGTTTTTTCAATTGTTGGCAATGCTCAGGCTTATACACCCAAAAGCATGGACGTTTTTAATAATGTTGTAGATGCTATTATCAGCGACGATATAACAGGTTTCGTTTCAAATGATAATGCGATGCTTACGCGAGGGGTCTCAAGCATAAATGCATCAAAAATCATATCGGTTTACCACAATAATGAGATGGCGGGTGATAAGCAATTCAAAGGTAAACCTGTTCGAATAAAAACCATAGCATCAGCAATAAAGACGGATTTTTCAGGTGATGCATATATAGTAGCGAACGGGCGTAATAGCTATGAAAGTGTTATGCTAAAAATTGATAAGGATGATGATAGAAACCTTAAAATCAATAAGGGAAATAAGGTGGACTTTGTTTGCTTTGGTGGTGGTATGATTATGAATACCCCGGTTCTTAATTCATGCATGTACCCTAAAGATTTTGCTGATATGGTTTATGGTAATGTTAGAAATAAAATAATGAACATTTCTCATAAAAATTATAAACCCTCATCGGTTTTAGAGGCGCGAATTGCTTATATCTATATTTCCCTCGAAAATAGAATTCAGGATCATTGCTTGGGAAGCGCAAAAGAATGTATTTCTTACATAAAGAAATTGGCTGAAAAACCTGATGAGATTAAAAAAGATGATTTTTCAGATGAGCAAATTAAAAAAATGAAGGAAATTAAGGGGGTTATTGAAAGTGATAAAAATTTACCATTTGCCCCAACAAAACCGGTAGAGAGCACCAGGCTTAAAAAATTACTTGGTTAAATGAATAAAAACCGAATAACCCGCTCCGGCGGGTTTTTTTATGGGTAAATTATGGCTGAAACTATCCCCGAGATTGAGAACAGCGTTGACCTGCTGAGAAATATCATCTGGCAGACTGACGAAACCAATATAGAAACACTGATTGAAGCGAAACAGGCTTGGTACATTAAAGAGCAATCACAGTTCTGGTCTGACTGGTATCGAGACGTTTTCGACATCAGGACAGCTAACGATTTCGGCCTGGGTATTTGGGCGCGGGTGCTTCGAGTGTCGTTCACGCTGCAGGAGTGCCCAGGCTTTACACTGACTACAGAGCAAAAGCGGCTGGTGTGCCGCCTGCGCTATTACCAGCTGATCACGCGCTGCACGATACCCGAAGTTAACGGCATCTTGAAAGACCTGTTAGGGGACAAGATTAAGGCCTACGCGCTCGATCCTAACGACATGTCCTGCATCATGTATGTTTTCGATGAACAGCCCAGCGATGATCTGGCTGTCATCCTCGCGAAATATGACCTACTGCCGCGCCCGGCGACGGTGGGTATTAAATTTCGTGTTCTTGATTATGAGCCTTTCGGGTTCGGCCCGTACAACATGAATTTTAATAATGCGCCGTTCTGGTGGGGGGACGGGCTTCACTATGACTTTAAATGTCCGGAGTAAAAACTATGAGTGATGGAATTAAAATATCTGAATTAGACCCGGCGGCGGTTTTAACTGGTGGCGAAAAATTTGCGGTAGTGCAGGGAGGGGAAACAGTAGCGGCCACGGTAAACCAGATTAAGTCGCTAATCCCTGCCGGGGAAAAGGGCGAAAAAGGAGATACAGGTGCAAAAGGTGAAAAAGGGGATACCGGAGCCACTGGCGCTACTGGCCCACAGGGACCAGCAGGACCAGCCGGGCCGCAGGGTGAAAAGGGAGATAAAGGAGACAAAGGAGACAAAGGGGATCCGGGTGAATCTGGTGCTGCCGATATTATTATCGGCACTGAAACAAATAACGCCCTTGTGAATAACACCAATGAAAGCGCTGGCCCGCTCGGGCTGAAAGTTCTGGTGTCCCCGGCGGATGGGAACGGTATAACGCTGACAGATGAGGGATTGTGGGGCAAAAACACAGTGGAGTCGTTAACGCGTGTGGGAGTTCCGTCAAGTTTCCCGACAAACGGGCCAGATACGAAAGGGGCGCTATTCGCGTGCGGACCTATCGGTAACGGCGGTTGTTATTTCAAACAAACAATAAATACGTCATCGGGTACGCATAACGTACTGGGGACTGTTTATCTTGAGAGACACCCCTGCCAGGCTGACGGGACGCTGATACCATACAATGTCTGGTGCGGAGCTACGAACGCCAGCTATCAAATCCCCGTCTGGCTGATTTGTCAGGCTATACCCACCCACACCCTGACAGTTTCGACTGGCGTCATTACGCCAATAACCAGAGCAGAGGGGTACGAATCGGGCCTGCCTGATTACCCTGAGGTTGCCGGGACTGATGTACATGTAATTACGTTTCAGGCGCTGTATTTTTACGGTAAAACGTCCAGCAACTCCTGATTCTCTCCGATCATTTTTAGGTAAAAATAATGGACCAGAAATTTTTTCGCGTCCCATGGGCTTCCAGCGGGGACCGCGCCAGCATTTCCGAAACTGCGCCCGCTGATGGCTCAGTGAGTTATCCCAGCGGCTGGGGGCCGGATTACCAGCGCAACCCGAAAACCGACGCCAACGCCAAAAACCCCGAGCGCGATGTTATGAACGGCGTTCTGAACGCAATCACCGGCGCTATCCGGCAGTATCAGACGAACGGATACCCGGAGTGGATTACCAGCGCTGACAATAACGGCACAGCATTCGGCTACGATGCTGGCGTAGTTGTGAGCTATAACGGCGCGCTCTATCTGTCGCTGGTGGCGAGCAACACGGCCACACCCGGCGCTGACGCCTCAAAATGGCAATCGTATATTCAGCGCGAGGCTACAGAGGCTGAAGCGCTCGACGGTACCGGCTCAACGCAGGTGATGACTCCACGGCGCACGAAAGCGCTTGCTGATAGCCTGGATGAAAAGCTGTTTACGTCTATTGAGCCGTATACAGTGCCAGTCGGCGGGATCATGCTGTGGGGAACGGCGACACCGCCAGAGGGCTGGCTGGAAGCAAACGGCCAGAGTTTTGATAAAGCGAAAAACCCTAAACTCTCAGTCGTTTTCCCGAGTGGCTTTGTACCAGATTTACGCGGTCGCTTTGTTCGCGGCTGGGCTCATGGTTCACCCGTTGATCCTGATTCGAACCGAGGCATTTTGAGTCTTCAGGAAATGCAGGTACAACGCCATAATCACACAAGCCCTGTTGAGCGCGCATCTGATGGTATTGATGGGCCGGAAGAAATCCGCGGCTTAATGTGGCCCGGTAGTCCGCGAAAAAATACAACAAGGGCGGGGACGTCGTATGTCGGCGGAGATGAGACCCGGCCAGCGAATATCGCGGTTATGTACATTGTTAAAACCGACCAGGCAGAGTCGAGCGGCGGCGAGGCTGGCCCGTCCGGTATTATCATTACACCAGCAACAGACAGCATCGAGGCCGGGAAGGTGCGCCAGTTTTCAGCAATAATCGTTCCTTCAAACTTATCCGTTGATTATCCGGTATCGTGGGCTGTATCTGATACGTCGCTGGGTTCCATATCCAGTGCAGGATTGTACACTGCAAACCCGGGAGCCAGCGGGACGCAGACCATTATCGCCTCGATTTCAACGGGGCTTACTTCAACCGCTGTTATTACGCAAAGCGTGTGGCTCACCAGCATCACGATCGGCAGCATTCCATCGGAGCTGCTGGCCGGTAACACATATAACGTCCCGATCACATACTCACCCACCGGGTACACAGAAACTGTCCTGGCGTCATCGTCGGATAGTAGCGTTGCGGCGTTGAGTAGTTCGGGCGTGCTGGACATATACAGCGCAGGGACGGCGACGCTCACACTCACGGGTGCAAGTTCAGGCGTCACTCGCTCTGTGACTGTCACGGCAACGGAAGCTGTGGTGCCAGAAATTTATCTGACTATCAGCAATAACCTTTCCGAAATTAAAGCGGCGGGAACAGCAGCACAAATGGCAGCACGCGGAAATCTGGGTCTTGGTTCACTGGCTACAAAAAACGGTCTGGGAGCCGGTGATGTCGGCGCCGTTCCACTGGCCTGGGCCACAATTCCCGCCGGTATAGATCTGGATTCTATAACGGCAGCAGGCGAGTATTTCCAGAGCGTGACGAGCAACGCAACAACAGCGCTTCACTATCCCGAGGCTGTAGCCGGTGCGCTAAAAGTGGTTTCAACTGGAGTAAGTACGGGAGCCTGCCGCCAGTTCTACTGGCCATATAATTCAGATAAGGAGTACCGCCGGGCGGGGTTTGGAACGCCTATCGCGTTCACGGCCTGGACTGAGCATTGATGATTTGTGATGTGTCGTAAATGTGGCGTAACTGAATGGCACCATAAGGACAAGGAAGTCATACAACGACACGTAAAGACACAAAACCGGATGCGAACGCGGAAAACATATGTGATTACAGTGTGTTATTTAACGCTCTACTTTCTTCTAAGCCGTAGGTCACAGGTTCGAATCCTGTAGGGCGTGCCATTAAGTATCAATAAGTTGTGCCTCTTCCTTTTCATCTGATTTTTCTTTCGTGGGACGAGTTCGGAACACAATTGTCAAAAAATAGAGTCTATTTGCTGTGTCTGTCTGGTCAGCCCAGGGCAACCAGTTTACAGCCCCCACGGCAGCCACAGTTGACGTTATGCCCTTCCAGTGCCACTTCAACCCCTTCAATATTTACCAGAGAGCTGCCTTCCGTTATCTTTCCTGTCGACTTACAGGCAGGACATAATACCGGATCGCCCTTACGGGCCAGCGCCTGAGACTGATTTACCAGAAGGGAGCCGGACAGCACTTTGCCGCCGGTGGTGGTGGTGTCGCCGGCCAGAATCACTTTCTTCCCCTGTACGGTGGTTCTCATCGCCGTTATCCCTGCGTATTCCTGAAATCTTCCGCCTCATGGTCCAGCTCCCACCAGAGTTCTTTGCCGTCAGACGCGCGGGGAGCCATTTCGCCCTGGGCTATAAACCGCAGTGTTCCTGAGCCGGCTCCGGTCTTCCAGTATCCGCTGACCAGCGCCGGGGTATCGGATTTGAGAGGGGATACCTGCAGCGGGCCCTGGTCATAGCGGGCATACCAGGCGATGGTGGACTGCTCATCAAACTGGTTAACGCCATAGAAGTGCAGGGAGTGACCTTCCTGCGGTACAACGCGTATCGGGCGGATTAACTGGTTAACGGCCAGGTAGTGAGGGGAGAGGCCTTCCACAGCCGGCGTTAAATCCGGGAACTGCCCGGCCCGGATAAGCAGCCCGGCGGGATAATTTTCAGTTGTTATCGCCGGGTCGCGGGACAGTATCTGCCGCACCCATGCCTCTCCGCCCAGCCGTTTGATATGGCGGTGATGGAGGATGGTTATCCAGTTAACGCCACGGGTACTGTTATTGTACTGTCTCTTGGCAGTAAATGCGTTTGCGTTCACCTGTAGTGAGGGATAGCGCTTTGCCAGTTCATATTCTGCAGGGCAGTAATCATCGTAATCCTGAGGCAGAAGTAAACAGTAACCACAGTCTCCGCTGTCCGGCTCCAGTTGCTGGCAGAGAAACGTCAACCAGTCGTTAAACCGGGCCATGCCAGCCTGATTTTTCAGATAATCCCGGGGCAGAACCAGACTCAGGTATGAATTTTCGTTTTTATTCTGCGCCTCACGAGTATCCAGATAGCTTATCAGGCAGTCTGGGGCCTCATACATATTTCTGGCATCGCTGATTTCCCAGCCGCTCTGGTCATAAATACCTTTTTCAAGGATGGCGGTTTCCACTTTTGCGATATTTTCCGGGCTGTACTTCTTCATGCCCTTAAATTCATGGGTATGAAAGCGCAGATGACTGCCAAATTCGTCGCGAAAACGCCGGAAGCAGGCCAGTATTCTGTGCCGTTTTTCCGGGGTATAGCCCTGCTTAAAAAACAGCGTAATGGACAGCCCCAGCCGGGTCACCACCACATCATTATCCCCTGTCAGGGTAAACTCCGGCGCCCGCTGCGCCAGCAGCGTCTGATATTCACTGTATGTCATGTTCACTCCCTGAAAAATTAATTATTGTGCTGCCGCCAGTGTACCACCGCCCATCAGGGCCAGCGCACCACACACTGCGCCAACCGCAGCACTGCCCACCGAAGCCGCAGCAACAAGCGCAGCCACCAGAATTATCAGCGCAGCGGCAACGGCCAGCCCCACGATATTGGTGACCAGTTCATCTCTGACTTTAATCAGCAACTGAACCGTACCGTCCCCGATGTCGAGTAATATCTGCACCCAGTCGATACTCTGCAGATATTCCAGCGTCATATCCATCCCGGACAGAACGCTCAGCCACAGTTCCTGAAGCCGTGACAGTGTCCAGGTCAGCACTTCACCGGTTTTTTCACTGACCCAGCGGATGGCATAGCTGGCCTGCCTGGTGATCGGGTCGATTATCTCCTCGCACAGCCAGTTCCCCTTTTCGGTCACCCAGGCGCCAAACTGGCGAAACTTTTCGCGCGTGCCGTCACGGACATATTCCCAGCCATCCTCAATCAGGCTGCTGACTTCCTTACCCAGAACGATCCAGTCTTCCACGGTGGGCAGATAATCCCAGGGGGCGGGGCTCAGCAGCGGCAGGTTTTCATACACCGGTTGCGGAATGGTGCCGGGCTCGCCTTCCGGAGGCGGCACGGGAAGAGGCGCCGGGACGGGTTGCGGTCGATCATCCGGACTGTCGATTAACGGCGGCAGGACATATCGCCGGGCAGAGGGGCGTTTCCGCCGGTTGTACGCCCGGTCATACTCCTTCTGCCGCTCGCTACGGTTATCGGTAATGCGCATCACACCAAAACGGGAGTCGGTGGCTATCAGGGCATAATCATCACGCTGACCTTTTGATAAAGTATCGCCGGGAAACTTCATTTCAATCAGCATCTTAAGGTTGTCGCTGTAGGCGGTATTGTCGAAATAGGTGGCCCCGCGCCCGGGCCAGCGCCGGCTTTTGTCCTTAACCAGAATAATATCCGGGCGGCGCATACCGTACACGCCATGTTTCACCGCATTGTCTATCGAAGGTCTGGCAAACGGGCTGAGAGAGTGACGCAGATTGGTGCCGTATTTTTCTATTTCCTCATCTTTGGTCGTCAGGATGGGCACCGGTACCGGATCCATCATGGCAAACACCACCTCAGCTTTGTAATCCCACAGGTACTCGACTTTTCTCTCTTCCGCACGAATTAAGGCGCTGACCACCATCTGGTTTAAAAAACGCAGCAGACCCGTCTTCGTCACAATTCCCTCGGGCAGCCGGATGGCAATCTCTGCTTTCTGTGCCAGGTAGCACGGGTCAGCATCGGCGGGAAATCGCCCCCGCTCCATAGTACAGTTAATCGTGGTGACCGCAGGACAGATGTTTCCCGGATGACTCATCGTTTCACTCCCTGAATTCCATTACTCGTTCAACAACCTCATTGCTGCCGGCCAGGAAGAGTTTTTCCTTTACCGGCTCTTCGGCTTGCGGAATACTCAGTTCGAGATTATCTTCCTGTTCGCTGCGCACCGTCAGGGTTCTGCCCAGCGCATCGGTGATACCGGAAATCACCTGTCCGGTCGCCGCGCTTTTGATGGTGTATGCCGTACTGATCAGCGGGGCGCCGGTCTCTTCATTCAGCAGGGTATAGCGGGCGGAATAGTTAAACAGCGGGGCCGGGGGCATGACGCCGGAGGCGTGTTCAGCCAGCGTGATGCTGACCCCTTCAATCCGGATATTCCCGACGGCATCAATGATAATCCGCCCGCCGGCATTGCCGATTTCAATCTGCCCGCTGTCTGAATGGAGGGTGATATGCTTGCCGGCTCGCAGTGAGTCATTGCCATCCACTTCGCTAAAGCGGCTTTTGCGCACCACGGCAGTGTGCTGCCCTTCAATGGTGATGGTCTGGTCTTTCGCCACAGCCAGCGTCCGGTAGCCACCGATGGATTCATCGTCGTCAGCTTTAATAACCGATGTTCGGTTATTGTCGACCTCCAGCTTCATATCGTGGTTGATTCGGGTGGTATGGTCGTGCAGCACATCGGTGGTCATGTCCCGCTGCGCGTGAATATAGATTTCTTCCTGGTCACTGCGGTCTTCAAAACGCAGTTCGTTAAATCCCTCGCCCTTGTGGGTTTTTGAGCGCAGGGTCATCTGTGTTTTGGTGCCCGGCAGTCTGCCCGGGGGCAGGTTGCCGGCATGATAAGTGCGCCCGATAATTACCGGCTGGTCCGGGTCGCCGTTGAGAAACTCAACAATGACCTCATGACCGACGCGCGGAATGGCCGACATCCCCCAGCCCTGTCCGGCCCACGGGTGAGAGACCCGCACCCAGCAGGAACTACTGTCATCGGTTCTGCCGGACAAATCCCACGGGAAACGCACCCTGACGCGGCCATACTCGTCGCAGTAAATTTCCTCGCCTGGTGGGCCGGTGACAATGGCAATCTGGGCGCCATCAATCCGCGGTTTCGGCAGTGACAGCGGGCGCCAGTGCTGCTGAGGGGGAATATACGTAAACCGGCATTCCAGGGTGGCGCCGGCTTCGCCGCTGTCCCCTTCCAGAGCCTGGGGCTGTCTCCCGGAATGTGTGGCGCCGGTAATCTGCCAGCGACCGTTACAGGCTTCCAGCGGGTGGTTGGCCAGGGTGAAACATACCCCCGGCTCCAGCGCCGGGCAGTTCGTGGTGCCTTCACCCTGGCGGGCATCGTTGCGCAGCGCCTGAATTCTCCATTGCGCAAACTGCTGGCCGGCAGGGTCGCCCTTGTAACGTCCGGGATAATCGTAGTGAGAATACGTGGCGCCCTGGCTTTCTGTCTCCCGGATATCTGTACGATATTCAGCAGGCCAGCGCGGATTTTTAAAGGTGTAGTCTTTTGGCAGAACCTGACCAGGGCGCAGACTTTCCCGGCGCTGAAAGGAGGAAACGCACAGGACGTCAGGAGACGATGTGTCGGGCTGATATGGCAGCACCGGGCCGTTATGCAGCATGGCGCTGTCATCGGCAAACACCAGCGTGTGCCTGCCGGCGGTGTGTTCGAAAAAATAAAATATCCCTTCTTCCGCCGCCATACGCTGAATGAAACTGGCATCGCTTTCCTGGTACTGGACGCAGAACTCGCGGACGGCGCGGGGATAGCGCAGGGAAAATTCAACGTCGCTGATGCGATGTTCGCGCAGCAGGGTTTCCAGTATGCCCTGAACATTCTGTTGCTGAAAAATACGCGACTGCCTGCCCAGTGACGCACGCCAGAGCGCCGGGCGGACAGTCAGGCGATAGCGGGAGCGGTATCTGCCGGCATCGTTCTGCTGCACATCGCTGATAATGCCATTGACGACACGCTGTACCTGCATGTTTCGCCAGACAGTCAGCGTGGCGTTGTTATCCAGCAGGGAGGCAAACGTCACGCCGGAGGTAAAGCCGGTCGCTTCAATATCCAGCTGGAACGGGGTGGAATAGTGCTCATGCAGGGTGAACGCCGTAACGGCGAACGTATCTGCGGGAAGCCCGTTAATATTCAGGGTAAACCGCAGCCCTGACGCATCCTTGCCTGTGTTCAGCAT